TGATCCTTGTAACGTGAACCCTGAAGTCCCGGCTTACCGAAAGCGACGTGTACCTGTCTGTCAAATTGCCTTGACATTACACGACCTCTTTGATGAGGAAATCGTAAGGATCAGAAGCCTCTGGAATCTCGTCTTCCGTGAAATACAGAAGGACAGACTCAGATCCTAGTTCGTAACGGTTGGGATCTTCTTTGGAATCGTCTGTTCGGACACACAGCAATTGACCCGAAGGCATATCCACAGAAGGATCTCTTAGTAAGGGCCAGTTCGTGACTATCTTAGTCCCCAGTTGTAACGGATTGAGGTCGGAGTCGAGGATGTCAAAAAACCATCGATCTGTTCGTACCGAATACCGGAAGTTAAAGTGATACGTCACACCACCAATAACCATAGGAGATGAGTATTTTAACAGGTCGCGATATGTGGGTATTTTGGTAATCATGTTGACTCTCTTATCCGAATAAGGAACCTAGAATTGTCGCTCCCTTCTCATTCTCTTTGTCTGAGGCACCAGTCTCTGACTGCTTGGGCACCTGATCAGAATCCTTACCACTCGCTTTCTGTGTGTCCGCTACCAGTCTTGCAGGAATCGGTACGGTGTCTCCAGTGATGATGTTCACTTCTTGCCATTCAAGAGTAGCTTTGAGTTGCTGTCCAGTTGTGGATGAACGAGGCACCTGATACCGTACCAGAACCATGTCACCGTAATCTTCAAGTGAAGTGACCACTCTCACTGGCTTACCGTCTTCAAGTATCTTCAGGAGCTTCTCGTGAGCTTTGAACACCCTATCTGGTTCAGCATCTTGTACCAAGGGAGTCGCGGACTGTGTGACCTCCATCCTGAGAGTACGGGGTTTTTGCTGGACATTATCTGATATGTTGTCACCTCCCTCAACGGGATGGCTGCTTACGTCTGCCCCAGCTTCGTGAGACTCACTGATCGTTGCATCAAAGCTCACCAAGACGGGGAACCTGAATTCTCCGTTAACCTCTTCAAATCCACCAATGAATGCTCCTTGTCGGGATCTGGGATGCAATAGTGTGATGTCTGCCATATCTTATCCTCTCAGATCGTTAGTATTACGACGGCTGCCCATCAAAATCATTGTTAGCTTTCCTGTAACCATCCTCCAGTCCTTGTGCTGTAGCCCTACGAACCTCTTCTGGATCACCCCCCGGTGCTGAGATGTTAACCGCTGCAACCTCAAATGAGTTATTCTGAGGTCTAGAGCTTTCGCGTCTATCCGCTCTCGCTTGCATATCTACGCCGGGGCTGAGAGCACCACCTCCAATGATGGAAGCTGCCAGACCCTGACCTGAAATATTGTCTCCAATCGAGACTCCCGGAATCTTATTGATAAGCCCCTTGGCTTTATCCAGACCTTTGCCGACAATATTAAGAGCGTCTCTAAGGGATTTCTTGATGTCATCAATGAGTCCAGTGAACCAAGCCTTCACTTTAATGACCATGTTCCTGAAAGCATCTTCAATGGGGAACCAGAGCTTGGCAGCACCTTTAGCGATAGATTTGGCAATCCAAGCCAAGAACTCTAAGACCTTGAGGATCATCAATCCGACGATGTGGTAGAAGAACATCCCCACTTCTTTGAACATGTTGATGAAGGCGGCTTTGACCTGATCCCAATACACAATGAGCAGAACGATACCGGCGATAATAGCCATCACTAGGGCTAGTGGAGCAGATATGAGAGCGAGGATACCGATGAAGATACCAAGCAAGAGCATCAATCCAGTCCGCATCTTCTGAATAGCTGCTTCTGAGGCTGGTCCTAAGAAGCTACCAATGAGACTATCCTTGCCTTCAACCCATCCCCAAATATCTTCCAAGGCTAGGAGGACGAGAGCTATGAGACCTGCTAATGATAGCCAGGGTAACTGTGCCTTGATACCTGCTAACATCGCAGTCAGTCCTAGCTTCTGGAACATGAAGATGAGTCTAGACAAGGCTAATGAGACTAAGACGATACCAAGTAACTTGAAGGCATTAGTAGCACCTCCGACTGCTCTCTGGAACTTGGCGAATAGTTCCAAGCCTCCCATCATGACTCCAAAAAAGAGACGGAAGCTGAAAGCTAGTGCATCAACAACACCACGCATGTTCTGTCTGATCAGCTTTTTGTTCTGTTCAAACCACTTGATGAATTTGACTAACAGGTCATTCATGGCTGGGGCTAACTCGACGGTCAACAGCCTACCGATACCCTGCATCAAGCTCTGAGAGATGAATAGCTGTGTTCTGAATTCCTTGGTCTGCTTGATCTGCTCGGGGTCCAGAACCAAGCCAAGGTCGTGGGCCTGTTGACGAATCGCCATAAGACCCGCTTCACCTTGTTTGAGCAAGGGGAGGAGTCTCTGTCCAAGATCATCACCAAAGGTTCTTACAGCAGCAGTGGCTGCCTTGTTGGCGTTCTCGGTATTATGAATAGCTTCAGCAAAAGAGGTGAACAGTTCTACTGGGTCCTTACCACGCATCTCGTCAATGGACAGTCCGACCAATGCAAAGTCGTCTTTCATTGACTGCATTCCAGCCTGAGCATCCTCAGAACGATCTGTCAAGGTGGTTAAGGCATCTCTCACATCTTGGAGGGGAAGCCCTAGTCGACCAAACGCAAACTCTAATTCTTGTGCTTGGTCTGTGGTGATTTCGAGGGAGTCGCTTAGGAGTTGAATATCCTCGATTTCTTTGGACGAATTGCTCAAGAATTGGATACCACCCCTAGCAGCGAGGAAGCCCGCGATTCCAGCCAACGCGTTACGGATACCTCCGATAACGTCATTGACTGTCTTTACGTCCTTTGAGTCGGCTTCAAAGCCTAATATTGCAAACATCTCAGCGACTACCACGATAATCCTCCTTGAGGGTTGATGTGTTGTGTATTGCAATTCATCATAGCTATCTCAGAAGGATTACTTAGTCTTCTTCTTGTGATCTTCTCTTATGATTCGTTCCGTCTCAGCCTCGACATCCAAGGCTATGTGGTAATTGAGCACATCCATCATGGTCCATTCAAACATCACATCGTGTAGCTTCTCAGATGAGTTCCTGACGATGCGAAGGAACAACCAGTTGTCATTATTCAGCCCTGATCTGGAGTGGAGTCGTTCGATCTTTGATTGGACTGCCCCAGAGATTTTAGTTTTTGGCCGAACTCTGGAAGCCGACCTTTCAAAAAAGGTGCAAAGTTCACCTGAATCACAAAGCCCACCACTTTGATGAGGAACATATAGTTGGCTTGAAAGGTCTGCTCAAAGACCTGTGTGTCTCCAGCTTGACGTTCTCCCTTATCACCTTCACGTCGAATCAAGGTATCGCTTATGAGACGTTTGACGAAGGCTGAACCCTCTTTGTCTCGCATCACTGACGCAAGTGTACGGATAGCCTCGGTAAGAGCCTTGCCTTTGACTTTGGTTTGTGTTAGGTCTGGTTGCTTGTCTTGACCTTGACCTAGACCTTGACCTTGACCTTGACCCATTGCTAATCCATCGCCGCCCACCATATCAATCAGTGAGCCTACGGGAGATAGAAGGTCAAGTACGTCAGGTAAGAGATCAAAGCCTTTAGAAGCACCAAAGGGTGTGACAGATACAACCCATTCTTGGTCGTCCGCGTCTTTGATGCGTGTAACTTGTTGCGTTCTTGAAGTCATATTCAGTCCTCAGATAATGGATCTCTTGATCCGTGTCAGATAATAGGATGATGTAGGGAGAGGACCGTGAAGCCCCCTCCTACATTGTTGAGTGTTGCCTGGTTAGACGCGCTTCAGGTCGGGTACGGCGATGATGTACTCGCGTTCTCCAACTTCACCCTCAAAGCTCATGTCAGGCTGGCTTTGAATCCAGCAATTACGAGCAATAGCTGCCTCTCCGTTAGAGAGGTCTTTAATACTGAGAGTGAAAGTGCCTAGCCCAGACGCTTTATCGACCTTCGCTAGTCCGTCCAGATACTCTCTGGCTGCAACGTCAGTCTGCATCAAGGTAATGGTAACTTCTGCCGAACTGTCATTGGTACGGGAGCGACTAACTTCACCCTTCGCACCTACAGTCGTGGTCCAGTCATCTTCGTTCTGTGCTACTGAGACGAAGGTTGACTCTCCAGACCCTTTAATGGGTACACCATTAACTAGGACTGCGACTCTGGCAGCATCGTATGTTCCGTTAAAACTCATAGTTTATTCTCCGTTCAAGGTTCAAATGGTTTGAATGATTCAGTATGATTACGCGGCCTTCAGGTTGGCGATCAGATCTTCATCGACTGACAGCGTTCCGTCGACAACCAACTCTTCCACAGCACCAGCCAATACGGCACCGAATGTAAAGCGGAGAATGCGGTTTCCTGCATCCGAATCAGTCACTTCACTTCTGAGGGGCATGTTGACGAATGAACTCCCTTGAATGAAATGTCCAACATCTTCACCTAGAGTCAGTACGTCACGGACCTTAGCTTCAATGACAGCGAATCCTTCATCATCAAAGGGGATCTTTGAACCTCTGTTGGAGGCTGACACGATGGCTTGGGCAAGTTCTTCTTTTGTTCGGCTGAGACACCAGTCGATGGTGACACGAATGTCGATTTTGGTGCCGTCAGAAAGCACACCTTCGTCAACCACGTTGTTTCCATAGAACTCTTCAAAGACGTTACAGTTCTTACCCTTGACTGCGGAGATTTCTCCACTCGAAAGGTCGTCAACTGCGATGCCTCTGAGAATCGAGTAACGCCAGAGGGTCGTAGCCGAATCAGGGTCTACTGCAAGGTTTTGAGTCATTAATGCTACATCAGCAGCCTCTCCGTCTGTGGCGTGATAGATAACTCCAGCACGATTATTGGAAGCAGCTTTGAGAACCGAAGCGAGGTCTGTTGTAAGACCTGAATCCTTAATTTTGTCGTCCGATGACTGTGCAATAAACAGACGGTTGTTCTCCAATGCCCATGAAGCAGCACTCTCTTGGTCTGCTTTGGTACGGGATTCAATAGTGATTCCGTAGAAATTAGAGAAGCCGTTGTCTACTGTAGCTGTGAGAGCACCTGCATAATCAGCATCAGTAGCTGAATCAAATTTAGCGACTGCTACCTTAGCAGGTTTCGGTGACTGGCTGAACGCTGTAGCTACAGCGTCTTGAAGGTGTGTGTTGAGTTCAGTATCTTCGGAAGCTGCTTGAGCAGATTCGTAGAGCCTGTGTCGATCTGACGAGAATGTTGCGCCATCGCCTACAATAAGAACGGTCCCGAATCCAGCCTTTCCGACTGGTGGGGTGTCTGTGGCGATGCTCGCATTGATGTTGTTGTCAAGGTTTGCCATTTTAGAGCACCTCGTTTAAGTCAATATTATCGAGACCATCCTCGCCCGTCGCGATTACACGCTCCACGGCTGGATAGCTAAATTCTTCGTGATATCTATATCCGAATGTTGCTTCAACTGTAGCCCTTGGTTCGATGTCCGTAGACAGTTCATCAAAGAGCTTCGTCACTTGACCCATGCGTCGGTACGCCAAGCCATTGTCATTTAATACAGCTAAAATATCTGGTCTGGCTGCGCGCTCAGTGACTCTCCTACAAATGTCGTAGCAGTCCTTTCCAAACGCTTGGATGCTAAACGTGATCTCACGCTCGGTATCCATTTCACCCACAAAATCACCGTTGCCTCCAGCAGTGTCTGTCAGTTTCCAGTTGGGCTTCATCTGTACACCATCATCTCTGATAGGAACTAAAGTGACGAACGGTGTCTCAGGTCTAGGAGCACGCTGGTTCCCATAGATGACTGTGACCTCGGACGAGGTCGAGGTCGTCTTATCCAACCACTTGTAGACAGCTTGCTCTAGTTGTGTGGGCTGATAGCTCATGCAGTCTCCGGTCTTACACAGACGTATTTAGAATGAGGAATCGGAGCGTTCTGGTTGTGTACTTCAGACGACTGTACTTCAAACCACTCATCATCATAGGAGATGTGGTCAGGACTCTCTGAGAGATGCACAGTGCGTAATGTAGCAGTTGTATAGACATTCACTGGTCTGCGGGATCTCAATCCTTCTGGGAGGCTCTGAAGCTCTGTGCCAGTAACTGGCTGAATGCTGGTATCATCAAGATTGAACTCGTGATATGACCCCTCGACCCAGATGCCGTCGACGTATTCACCTTCGGTGTATCGCTTGGCAACGTATGTCTTTGCTCCTAAAGGTTTCATTCTTTTTTACCTACAACAGCACCAGTTGTGTCTCTCAATAGACCAGTATCAATGAGAGGCGAATCCCTGACTGCCCATTTAGCGTCATACGCAGCACCCGTTCTCAAGGTTTCGAGGATCTGATCAATATCTGCCCCACCTTTGTACAGTCGTTTGATTTCGGGTAACGCTCTTTTGAACAGATTCCTGACGGATTTCGGAGTGAATGCGTTTCGTAGCCAAGCACGTTCACGGTGTTTGACTGTCCCGTATTCGTGAAAGAAAGCTACATCAGCGGTCGTCACCTCACGTCCGGGATACTTTTTGACCACCTCTTCAGGTTGACCAGCCTTGACCACTTTGTTAGACTTGGCAGCTTCAAGATATTTCTTCTTGATCTTGAGCCAGCCCTTGTCTTTAATTTTGACTTTGCCTTTGCTCATACCATCACCTTCGGAACCTTGTATCGCTTGATAGTGTCTTCAAAAGTTGTCGGCATAACCACACCGTCTCTGTATGTGACAGACCAGTCACCAGTGCTCTGAGACTTCACTGTCGAGTCTGTATGGCGTTGGTTGAGCTTGAAGCTCACATAGTCCACAACAGCTTGTTCAACGTCGTGTGGGAGAGTACGCGTGCTCTCAGTCCCTTCATTGACTTGATGCGGTGTCGCATACCCACCTAAGTACACAACTTCATACAGAAGCTCGTTCTGTTGTGGATATGGCTTGACTCCCCAATTGTGCTTGGTCGTGGAATCCCAAGAAGAACCTTTACGTCTGATCCACCCAAGGGATGCTCTTTCTACTTCATACTCAGAAGCGTCAATAAGCTCTCCGTCCAGCTTGATGGATGTCACCGATAGAATGGGCAGAGCCTCTGAAACAATCAGACGACGCTCGGAAGCTGGTTGACCTACCTTCTCTGTGACGGTATGCTTGTGAAATCGGATACCGGACATCTTAGTGAACAGATCCGTAGCCACCTCGATATAGTCCCTGATCAACAGATCACGTTCGTTATCAGAACCCGTCGAGTACCCGAGTTCTCTGTTCACGCGTTTCAAGGTGGTTAGTGCTGCATCACTCATTCGTCATCTCCACTAAGAGATTCAAGGAGTTCTTCTTTGCTTACTGGCCACTTGACATCGTGACCAAGGTCCTTAGCCAATCTGTAAAGCTCGCTTCTGGAATTACCTTCTAGGTCTAGGTCTAGGTCTGATTCTGTGTCTTGACCTTGACCTTGACCTAGAGGCTCATCTTTTTTGACCATTTCGTCCAAGAAGGATGGCTTGTCATGAGGCTTCTCTTTAGGTTTGTCACGAGTCTCGTCACTGATCTTGTTACCGGGCATCCCACGTTCGGCCGCTTCTTCTTCAGTCACAAACCTTACGTCACCAGACTCCACCAATGCTTCGGCTTCGGTTTCTGGCTTGAAACGAATCGCTCGCTTCAAGTTGCCTTTTAGGTGTCTTATGGCTACTTTGATCATGACGGTTCCTTGTAAGTTCAGATAGTTCTGTGTGTGAGAGGTGTTGGAGAGGACTTCTCCCGATTAAGAGAGAAGTCCTCTCACTAAGCACTACTTATTATCCAAGGTAGTCGGAGATAAGCTGTGCAATTGCTTTGGCACGACGTAGAGCCCAGTCATGCTCCATGATGAGACGAACGTCGGTGATGTCGTTACGGAACTGAGAGTGCTCAGATACGTCGAGACGCATACCAGTACCGACACCCATGATAACTTCGGAGAAGTCACCAAAGAGGATCTTGTACTCGTCACCGTCTCCGTCAGTGGAGTAATCCTGTTCTTCAAGGATGTTGTTGCTCAGATGAACTTTATGTCCTCGGAAGGTGCGGTTGGACTCAGAGAGTCCGGGATAGACCGTCTCTCCATTGTCGCGTACACGACGCAGTTTCAGGTAAGGTCCATAAGGCATGGCGAATTCACCAACGTCAGGATTAGACAGAGCCTGCATCACAGCAAGCTGAGCGTCATCCAGCCCACCCTCGAAATCCGAGAGAGTAGCGTTTCCTGAAGTAACGGTGATGTCCAACTTGTTGTCAGCATGAATCATGGACTCAAGGCTGGTGGGTTCATCTCCACCGGCACCCCGAAGGAACGCGGTGTCCATTGCGACGACAGCGGCTTTATGGAGGTCACGACCAACATAGTCCATACCAACACGAGCATCCCTACGAAGGAATTCGTTGGAGATAGGAGCCAAGGCCGTGAGCTTCTTCAGGTCAAGGCTGACCTGGTCGAACTCTTGTCCGGTAGCCGTGAATGGGTCACCCTCAGCTTTGTAGTAAGCAGTAGGGTTGACGTTCTGACGACCAATAGGCATCTTCTGCTGACTCATTGGCACTCTACGAACACCTAGCTTCTGCATGAGGGTGTCTTTGTAGATCGGCTCGATAATGTCCATAGCAAGGATCTCAGGGATTACCTTGTCACCGGACTGGTTAGCAGAGTCGACGCCCAAGAACTTCGTAACGAAGTCTTTGTGTCCGTCCTTCTCCATTGCGTCAGCGAGTCGGTCCATCTTGTATCCCGACTTGATAAGCTCGACCATGTAAGGAGCAGCTTTATTGAAAGCTTTACCTTGACCGATCTCATAGTCGTCATACTCATTGGAATTACGGGACTCAGCGTGAACACTGAATTCCTTGATCATGTCACCCTTGACTTCTTCAACCTTCTGGCTGACAGCATCTTCGATGAACTTCTTAGCAGATTCCTTCTGATCTTGTTCTTCTTGCTTTTTATTGAGCATTATGCTTCTCCTATAAGAGAGTTGATTAACATGTTAAATTGAGGTTGTTAGGTATTTAGCTGAAGTCGATGTCTTCAATGTCCATACCGTCCAACCAGTGAGATTTTGTTTGCTCTAAATCCCCTTCTTCTAGATCCCAACAGAGGTCATCGAGATCGAGGTCTAGGTCAAGGTCAGAGTCGGAGCTATCTTTAGTATGAATCGAAGGATTAACGGATTCTACGATTTCCATCTCCTTGATCTCGAAATCTTCTTCTGACTTGTCTTTGGATTTGACGACATCCCAATAACCACGACACCTTCCACGACCTTGACAGAAATTAGGTGGGCTGTACTTGTAATACTTGGATGTACCGTATGTGGCTTCTTGACCATCAAGACGTTCACATTCGTCACAAGTAGCTTTATCCAACACTTCATTGCGTCTGACTAAATAAGCCTCCCCAGTTTCCTCCTTAGCAGCTTCAATGACTCTATCCCTCCCAGCGTTCATGCTTGCTGAAATAGATCGTGAAGACACATTAGCTAGAGTGCTTGCTCCCAGCGTTGTGAGGGCAACAGGTACGGTGGCTGAATCCGAATCAACAGGTGTCGATCTCGTGATCTCTGCTTGCTGATCTTCCAAATTACCTAGCTCACGGTTCAAGGCTTCAGAAGCCACGGAATCCATGACAATCTCTAAGGACTTGTCAAACTTGGACACAGATGCTAAGTTAGGGGTTTCTGATAGTAGACCTTGTTCCAGAAGCTCTTTAGCGAATCGTTTGGATTCTTCGTCCCAAACCTCTCTGGCTGCGTTGTAGACAACTTCTTCGTACTTCGGGAAGAACTCAGCTTCTAGCTGTCTCTTAACAGCCACGACCCGAACATCTTGGTTATCACGAATCCGTGTACGCCATTCGTCTCTGAGGTCGCTACCTAAGCTCCTAAGCTGTTGGACGGTCTTACGCTGCACCTTATCCATGAGAGCTTCTAGATCGTTACTAGGCTCTTTGTGTGCCACCCAAGAGCCTTTGGCTAGTGAGGCATCATCGTGTTCTAGGATGGCTAGGACGGTGTGTGCAGCGTGCTTTAGTTGTTCAAGATCTTTGGACCTGACCCATTCACCCTCAAACTCTATCAGAGCTTCTTCGTTCTTGTTGAGTTCTGTGTCTAGGTCGTGATCGTGATCGTGATCGTGATCGTGGTCGTGATCGTGGTCGTGATCGTGATCGTGGTCGTGGTCGTGGTCTAGGTCTGGGTCTGTATCAAAGCTTCTCTCCAAGACAATCGAATTTCGGTTGGACTGGATGGGAACGAAGGATAGCTCCATAAGCTCACTCTCTTTGATGAGCCAGCCTTTGTCTGAATCCTCCCTAGGATCATAGTCCTTTACAGAGAAACCAATACTAACAGCATTGACGAAACCTCCCTTGACCTCTTCATAGACCTCTTGACCAAGGGGTTTGTTGAGGTTGAACTTGACATCCATGATCAGACCGTCTTGACGACGCTCTGCTTTAATCACACGTCCGATTGTCTGCTTACGGTCGTGGTCATAAAGGACGATGGGGTTTTTGGAGAAGGGTGCCAGATCAATACCGGACGTAACGACGATATCAGAATCACGGTCTACGGATTCATCAGTTGCACGAACCCTCACCACACCCTCGGGCATGGTAGACTCTGGTGCCTTTGTCGCCGTCTCGAATTCGACGCGTTTAATCTTGTTGACAAGGTCTGTATCAAAGTCCATATTATCCTCGTGAGGTCTTCGTGCTATTGAGTTCGCGGCCTAGCTTATAAAAGTCTAGGTGTTCATTAAGTGAATTGCCCCTCATTGGAGCGACCATTGTTGATCTGTTATAAGATCGTTCGGATAGTTCAGGCTTCGGTACTACTTCTTGTGATACTCTTGAATTCGATTCCAACAAGACATCCCCACCTTCGATGGGATCTACACCTCTCAAGGCTCGGACCTCATTCAAGGTGAATGTCTCTTTAGCCGTCTTCAACATGTCCAGAGCGAATTGCTTATCTCTGGGAACAACATCTTTCTCATTGAACGCTAAGGACAGAGAGCGGTCGTCTGGGTCTGGATACAACATGGGAAGTAGCTTGACGCTTAACTCAGCGACTAGGAACTTCATACGCGGTACAATGACATTCTTCTTGAATTGGTGGTCTACCGCATTCATGTTCTCAAAGAGTGCAGACCCTTCGTCTTGTCCAATCAAACGACCGGGTACACCCAAAGTAGTACGGATGACTTCAGCGGCGTGTTCACGGATTCGGATCAGACCCTCAGCATCGAAGTCGTGGTCCAGTGGGACAATTTCGACACCATTCTCTAGGTTGGTGGTTGCCATCTTACCTGTATCAGAGGGATCGTTCTGTCGCCTCCAAGCCTCATTGAACGCTTCAATCTGGTCGTCAGTGGCGTCCGGCATATTCACCCATGCTTGACGCATGGCATGGTTGTTGAGGAACGCAGCCTCGTGTCTGGCAGCAGCATCTTCAATGTCAATTTCATCTGACAGCAATGCGCCGTATCCGATTCCTGTATTGTAAGGATCTCTGAGGTCTGGCTGAATCAGCTTGATAAGGTTTTTACCACCCTTCTCCGTAACGGACACCCCTCCAATGGCGATTTCATAGGTGCCTTCGTCTGTCTGAGTGACGTTGTGTGGGGATACGGGTAAGATCTCGACACCCATATCAGAGGACCGGATCTTGTAGAGATAGCACGAACCCAAGAGATCGATGTATTCTTGGATCGTCTTGATAAAGGTGAACTTGGTGTGGTAGATGTTTGGTCGGTTGAGAATGTCCAGAAATTCGTGGTCGTCTAGGTCCTTCCCTCTCCGCTTCATGTGCAGAGGGACTGAGGCTACCGTCTGTGAGATAAGAGTGATAGGTTTGTTGAGGGCTGGATTCTCATGGAAGGAAGCTAGAACAGCCTCTTGGTCAATGTGATCTTGTGTCTTACCATAAGCCCACAACATCAAACCACCATATGAACCACCAAGAGTTCTGGACTTGGTTTTGGTCCCACCCCTGAACCAGCCCTTGAATGTATCAATGAGACCCATATATTAACCTACTTGCAGGATATTGTTCGAGGACTTGTGTGCATCCATAACCAAGAGCAGAGCGAAGAATGCGTCACCGTGACCATCCTCTGTTCGCTCTACATCGTATCGTGGCTTACCGGTCTTGGTGCTTGACTGCACAACGTGTGACATGTCCTCTAACAGAACGGGACGGTCTAGACGCACGAATTCATTCTGGCTGTTACGCCATTCAAACACATTATCAAAGCAAAATCGTAATTCATCTCTCTCTATGTACTCCAACAACTTGGATACTTGATCATGTTTCCATGTGTTGGTGAAGTGAATGCCCTTGATTTTAGGGAAGCTCACTTTTGTGGGATACTCTTCGACCCAAGGCTTCAGTAAGGTGAATGTCTCAGGCCACACCTTCTCCCCTCTTAACTCTCTGACCTTCTCAGAGGTCTTTGCTTTCAGACTGTCCAAGAATGCGGAATTGTTCGTTTCATCAACTCGGACCTGTACAGCTCCATAGGATATAAGAAGATTAGCGACCTTGCTCGCGATATCTTCATAGGACATATGACGGAGTAGGAAATAATCGCCAATCACTAGACCTGACTCTGATTCTCGCATGAACACCACGGCTGTGTGGTCATTCTTTTTGCCGACATCAACACCACACCAGACCCTACCCCGTGCTGGGAATTCGTCAGTCTGGAGTTTGGATATGACGTTTTTGTCAAAGAAGAAATGATCCGTACCGACCCACTCACAAAGGTACTCTCTGCGATACTTGGCTGGGACGGCTCGGTGCTCACGTTCTATCTGTTCGGGGTCAAGACCAAACACCGGACCCCATTTAAGGAAATCAATGTAATGCCGCGACCAGTGCCCGTATCCTCCAGCCTTATTGGTCCAGATGTTTTGAAACAGACGACCTTCAATCCAAGGTGTCGAGATGAGGCTGACCCTACAATGTGGATTGGCTTTGTAGTTTCTAATAGTCGGGAAGATGGATTCGTCCACTTGCTCCAGATGGCGGTCCTCCCAATGATCAATTTCGTCGAGAACGAACGATCCGATATTTCCACGCATGGACTGTGGTTTGGTAGCAGTGGCAATGAGTTGAGCGCCGTTAGCGAACTCAATCTTATACTGGCTCTCATTGACAATACGCAGCGAATCCTTTAAGGAAGGGAACTTCTGGAACACAGGTATCCACTTTGTCTTAGCTCGTCTCAGAAGCTCGTTAGCAGCATCCTCACGTTTGAGCTTGACAAGGTACGTCTTGTGTCCGGGTAAGGTAGCAGAACGCATTGTAGCTCGGGCGATTTCGACCTCAGTGATACCTTGCTGTCTTGGCTTCAGGCATATCTTGAATCGAGAATCGTCTAAAAACCACTTGCGCTGGGGTGGAGTGAACCATTCCAACACCTCCTCCATCATTTGCTGATCAGTCCTCATCGTGGCCCAAGGTCTGAACAGAAGGTCCCAGTAGGTCTGAGATAGACACGTTCACGTTGACCTGATCATCAACGTCCTTATTGAACCGGACATCGGCTCGGTCCAGTAGATCCTTGAGAAGCCGTGAGTCTCCTTTCAGGGCAAGATCGACTGCCTTGTTCATGAGGGACTTTAGACTATCAGCCAATACGTCCTCCGCGTCTTTGACTGCCTTCTCCCTAGCGGCTACTCTCAGCTTATCAAGGTGTCCCCAGTATGCCTCCCTACGGTCGACCCAATTATAATCCGAACACCAGCGGGCGACGTGTGAACTGTATTCCTTACCATACACTTTTTTTGACACTTGTACTATGGTCATCCTAATGTCTTCACGATACAGTTTGAACGCATCAAATGCTGTTGCAGACTCGTGTCCTTGCTTCTCCCATATACGGTCATCACTCATCTTTAATCCTCTCTAAATTGAATCCTAATCTCTATACCATCTCTATGTAACTTGAACTGTATCATTATGATCGTGTCCTTATGATATAACTGATTGCGTTCTGAGACACACCGTAATCATCAGCCAACTCTTGTTGGGATACATCCCCCTGGCCTTGGTCGTACCTCGTCACAATCTTCAGTCTCTGAGCTTCTGAGAGCTTCGCTGTTGGGATGTTGGCTGTTCTGGGGACCCAAATAAGGTTCTCTAAGTTAGCGTCCTCTCTGTTGCCGTTACTGAATTTGACATCGTAATAGCGACCATCCTGTGGATGCGGTCTGAATGCTGTCAGCACAAGTCTCCCAAGTGATCTGTAGATAGACGGTTCGTCTTCATCTGATTCGAGACAGAAGGTGCGACCATTTGTACGTTTGGATCCCAATAGTTCACGCCCTTCAGGGTTATTCGCATAAGAGATGAACGCACCTTCTCTAGTCACTTGGTACTTACCCTCGTACCCTTTGATCCATTTAGTATCTTCAATCATTTGGCGTTCCTACGAGTTCAGGTCCTTCCATCCTTATTTGCCTTCAACAACATTAGGCTTGAATTCAACCCATTCTTGGAGGATAGCTGCTCTAAATTTGGGAGTCTTTATCTTGACATCTGATTCTGTGATCCAGCGGCTTCCTTCAAAATCAAGGGATGCGATGCTGAGTTGGCTAACCAATAGACAACACAAGACCTTTGGGTGCCATTGGGTAATCGTGAATTGTCTGGGGTGTTCATCATCCATACATTTATCCCTCAGGTCAGGGGAGGTCATTCATTGGTTACTTTATATATAAAGATTAACGATAAGGGGATAAAACAATGCCCCTCACAGAGTTTGCGGGAGCTTACTCTGTGAGGGGCTGAAGTCAGCAGGAGTCAGGTAATGTCTGTAACCCGGACCTTGACAGGTCATACTGACCGTTGTATATAGAAGAGATGACGAGCCGGTGGATGGAGAAGGGGAGCCCATCTTCATCTGTGAGGAGTGCCTAGATGACGCACCACCTGAAAACTTTTTTCAAGAAAGTTCGGGGAAGAGGGCCAAAATCCCAATATTGCATCTATAGCCATTGTCTATAGCGCGCCGAAGAGGCGGCAGGGTGTAGGTACCCTGATTAGAGGATCAACATAGGATTCGAGAACTCCGGGAGCGATCCCGGTACCGGACCCACCACCTGACTGAGAGCGGTTGAACCTCCCGCAATACCTACCTCAGTCAGGCGGTGGGTTTTTTATTTTAACTGTGAGCTGAACCGCTCACGACACACGACCAACGCTAACTTACGAAC